GGAGCAGCGCGTCACAGGTGCGGATCGGGATGCCCCGGAAGGAGGCGATCCGCTTGCCGCCGACGTTCTCGTAGGTGAGCCCGCCGCCCGTCGAGACGTCCTGGCGAGCCTGGATGTCCAGGTACTCGGCCACGGTCCTGTTGCAGTAGAAGACCGGCGTGCCGACGCCCAGATTCGGAATCCGGTGGACGGCCTTCGCCAGCATGTTGAAGAGGCGCGTGGTCGCGGCCGCGGCCTGCGTGCCGCTCGACGCGACGAGGTCGGTAATGTCGATGTTGGCGATGCGGACGGCGTAGCGCCAGTCGCGGACGGCGAGGCCCGCCTTCCACTGATAGCGGTCCATCAACGCGACGAGCCTGCGACCCGACGAGTCCTGAATGATTTGTTCCCCGCGATCCTCGTGGATCAGGCCCGCCTGCGAGCCCTTCGGGAAGATGCCGTGGACCGACTGCTCACCCCAGACGATCAGCCACATCGAGCTCACGTCGCCCGTCGTGCCCGCGCCGTCGATGATGTTCGAACCATTGCCGGCGCTCAGTGACGAGTAGCGCGCGGAGAGGCCCGTGAACTCCTCGGGGGCGAGGCCGCTGTTGCCGTAGAACAGCGTGCTCGACATTTCCTGGTTCATGGCCTCGAGGAAGGCTTTGCCTTCGGAGAGACGGAACGCCCCGGTGTTGCCATTGAGCAGCGCCAGGTCTTTGTCGACTTCCGACCAGGCCTCGAGCATCCCGGCCTGCTCGTCGACCTGCGCGGTCGTCGACTTGCTCGGGGTGACGCCCTGATTGAGCAGCCGCCAATAGACGCTTGGAAGCCCCGTTCTCACCGTGGTTCGATGACCCGTGGGGAGGTTCCCCTCCATGAAGCGCATGTCGGTGAGGATTTCGTTGGTCTGGCCCAGGAGCTCGACGATCGCGGCGACCTTCCCGTTGGGGTCCAGTCGCTTCGCCCAGTCGGCGAGCGTGAGTGCGGTAGTTGCGAGTGTTGCCATTGCGTGTGTGTCTTTCCGTTCGGTTGCGTGACCTCGGGCGCGCGACTACTGCTTGCCGTAAAAGAGCTCGACGATGTCTTTCTGGGTTTCCCCGCGAGGGACAGACGTGAGGACGGGCGTGTCTTCGCCCATCGCTTTGCCGGCGCGCGCGAGCAGGCGCACGAGGTGGGCCTGGTTCCCCAGGCCGCTTTTGTTGAGGAACGTACGGAGGGCTTGCCCCTCCGCGGTCGATGCGGGGACGAGCTTGTCGAGGGCGCGCAGGACGTCCCGTTGCGTCTGCGCGAGGTGCGCGCCACCGAGCTCGGTGTCGGCCTCGAGTTCGCTTCTGAACTTCGTGCTCTGGTCGCGCAGGCTCTGTTCGTAGGCGCCGAGCGCGGCTTGCGCTTCGTCGTTCGTCAGGCGCTGCGCCTTCGCCATCGCCGCGATCTCCGCGACGTCGGTCTGGTCGAGCACGGTGTTCTGGGGCAGCGAGAGCGTGTAGCTCTCGGGCACCACGCGCGCCGGCGCCGTGACCGATTCGGTCGTCTGCGTCGACTGCGTCTCGGTGGACGCCTGCGCGGGTGTCGTCGTCGTCGTCTCGCCGGCCGTCGCCTGGCTCGTCGTCGTCGTGGCCGCTGCTGCCGGCGCGGCCGCGGCCGCTTGCGCCGGCGGGGTGGTGCCCGCTGCCGTCGTCGCTGCCGCTGTCGTTGTGGTTGTTGCTGCTGTCGTCATCTCGGGTGCGCGTCTCCTTGCGCGAAAACAAAAAGGCCCGCCCCTCCGCTGCCGGCAGAAGGGCGGGCCTGTGGGTGACGAGCTCGGGTAGCTACTCCCGGTCGTCGAGCGTCGTGTCAGCGGCCCGTTAGGCCGCGCGCTTTAGGTCGTCGTGCTGTTTCCGCTTGGCCTGGCGCGTCGACGCGACGTGCTCGGCCCGTGTCTTGCGGCGCTTGAGCGCCTCGTTCCACATCTGAAAAAAGAGCTCGGGGTGCTGCTGGCACCGGGCCAGGAGCTCGAGCCCCTGCTCGCGCCGGCCGAGCGCCTGGTAGACCGTCTCGATCGGGCCGCTGATGGACCGGAAGATCCCGGCCGCTTCGAGGTAGCCCCACACCACCTTGCGGCCGGCGTAGGAGGACAACTGCTCGCGGTCCTCGCGGGTGCGTTCGCGGGTCAGTTCGCCTTCGAGCTGCTCGGCGAGCTCGAGCTCGCCGGCGTCGGCCGCGTTCTCTTGGATCGCGCCGCGCACTACTCGAAGAGCCCCGTGATCACGTTGTAGAGGAGATAGGCGACCGTCACGACCGCGCGGTTGGTCGCCGCGCCATCGGTGTAGGCCCCGGCCGACCAGTCATCGCGCAGGAGCACCGGCGTCCCCCCTAACTCGGGATCGAAGATGTTGCCGCCGGCGCCCAGGCTCGAGGTGTCCTCGTTGTACCACCCGGGCCCGACGCCCCACCGGAACAGGCTGTTGCTAAAGTCTCCGGGGTTCACTTCGCTCGCCGCGGTCGCGCCGCCGTGCGTGTAGTTCAGGGTCCACACCGCGGCGGTCATCCCGCCGTACGCCGACCCGCCATCGAGCCGCAGCGCCCAGCCGGTCACCAGGTAGAGACGATTGGCATCGGTGGCGGGCAGGATCTCGACGGGCGTGGTGGGCAGCGTCAGGATCTGCGCGTGGCTCAGTTCGACGCGCGCCTGGCGCAGCCGGGGCAGGCCGACGATCGCCTTCGACCCGGTCGTGTCGAGCGCCGCGGTGATCGTGCCGCTCGTGAACGCGGGGCAGCGCCAGCGGTAGCGCGCGACCCGGTCGCCGCTCGCCGGTTCCACGGGCAGCGTGCCGCTGCTCGGCGTCGTCAGCGTGAGCAGCGTCTGCCAGGCGCCGCGGCGCGCGGCCTCGAGCACGACGGTCGCGACAAAGGTGCCACTCAGGCTGTAGGCGAGGCCGTCGCCGGCGGCGCCGGTGACGTCGGGTCCCGACCCGGTGGCGGTGAAGGTCGTGGTGCGGCTGTTGTTCATACGGCTCGTGTCGGGAGGGTGGCCTGGTCGCGCGCCAGTTGGTCGAGCGCGGTGGTGCGGCCGTTATCGACCGGGGTGGCCGCCAGCGACTGCATGGCGCCGGCGGACTCCTTCATCGTGGCGGCCTGCTGCGCGGCGGCCGCGGCCTGCTGTTCGCCCTGCTCGCGCGCGAGCGCATCCTCGTCGGTGCGAATGACGCGCGGCGGGACGCCGAGCATCGCGCCGTACTCGTCCATCGCCTCGATCGCGTTCACCTTGTGGCGCACGCTCGGGAAGACGTCGGCCAGGGCGACGGCGCTGTGCATGAAGCGGTCGAGGCCCGCGACCCCGGTCAGCTTCTGCGCCTGCGCCATCACGCTCAGGTACTCGACCTTGAGCTCGAGGCCTTCGAGCTCGGGCGGCGCCTGGGGAATCAGGCCGGCGTCGAGCATCGTGGCGAACGTGCGATCGATGAGCGGGTCCAACAATTCATCGTTGAGGCGCTCGAGCACGGGACCGAGCGCGAGCAGCTTCTCTTCGTGGCGCTCTTCGATTTCCCTGGCGGTCTTTTGCGGCGTGTCGAGCGCGTCGGCCTGCTGCAACATCAAGAACAGGTCGGCGTAGTAGGCGCGATCGATCCGGTAGCGCGTCTCGGCCATGTCGGCCGCGAGGAACTCGAGCCCCTCGAGGCGCGTCTCGTGGACAGGGGAGAGCCCCTTGCCGGTCGGGTCGTCGACGTAGGTCAGGCCGCCCGGCAGCAGCGACACCTTGGTCTGCATGACGGAGGGCGGCGCTTTCAGCGGGGGATTGATCGCTTTTTCAATCGCTTGCGCTTTTCGCCGCTGCATCATCTGCAACTGCTTGACGTCGCCGAGCGCGAGGATGCCGGGGCAGGAGGTGCCATACGTGTCCTCGCCCGTGACGTCCCATCGCGGTGCGAAGACAGGGAAATTTCTGAACCCGCTCTCGCGCAGGTAGGTCGCCGTGCCGCCGGTGCGCGCGTAGCTCTCGTCGGCGCGGCCGATCTCGAAGTAGCAGGACTTCCAGGGCAGGGCGTCCTTCGCGTAGAGGCCACCGCGCGTCTGCTCGGTGTTCGGCGCGACGTACCACAGCACGTCGACGGGCGTCTCGTACTCGCTCCGATCCCAGTGGTCCTTCACCTGGTCGGAGAAGCGCGACCAATCAAGCTGCCGCGGGTCGCCGTCGACCGGGCCGAAGGCCTGCACGACCTGGCGCACCGTGAGCCGGAACTCGCGCGCAAAGGTCGTGACCTTGAGCCGCTCGTCGAGCCCCAGCACGTAGCTGCCAATCGGGTAGGGGTAGGCGCGGAGCAGCGTGTCGTGGTCCTCGAGCCAGCCGAACGCGGCGGTGCCGAACGTGCCCAGGTCGGCGTACATCGTGGGCAGCGCCTGGTAGAGATTCGACTTGAGGAAGATCGTCTGCATCCGTTGGGTCACGGTGTGCAGCCATTCCTTGACGC